GGCGGAGCAGGCGCGGATCAGCGCGAGGACCGTGGAATCATTGGTGTCGTCGTCCGCCGCGATCCCCGCCGCCAGCCGCGCCTCGGCGATTACGGTTTTTCCGGTCATGATCCGCTCCTCCTCTCATCAGGTGCCGCTCTTCAGCTCGGCAAACGCCTTGGTGGTCATGGGCTTGCCGTCCGCGAGGGTCCAGGCCGCATAGTCGGTCTTCCGGGCGAGAACGTGCTCCTCGTAGTGGATCTCCACGTCGGCGTTCATGTTGGAGGCGTAGCCCTTCGCAAAGTTACCGATGACGACCTTGCCAGCAGTCACGCCGTCCTCAGCCTTGACGGGAAGACCGAACATGCGGCCCACGCCGGAGGCAGTGACGTCGGGGATGAAGATCGGCTGCTTGACGTTGTCCACGATACCGGCGAGGAGAGTCCAGATCGTCGCGGAGGTCGCATAGATCGAGGAGCCGTTGAAGTAGCCCGCGGTGATCTTGGACATCGCCGTGATGATATTCTGGTATCCGATGCCATTGGCCGCGGTATAGGTCACGACCTGAGGAGTGTTGGTTTCACCTTCGAGAGCGGGGATCACGCCTTCGGGCTGGGAGTTCGTGGAACCGGAACCGGTGAAGAACGCGGCAGCGAGAGCGTTGGCCACCTTCTCGGAGAGCTTCCGTCTCAGGAAGGCTTCGAAGTTTTCGAGGGACATCTCATAGAGTTTCCACGAGACCGTCACGGCCTTGGAGAGATCATAGCCGTCCAGAGTCACAGCACCGGAGGTCAGAGCGCCTTCGGAGGTGGCGGTGGTCTCTGCGGTCCAGGCGCCGTCGCCGGTGATGTCCGCATAGGGGATGGAGACTTTGCCTCTGACGTAGGTCCGGGAGGGCTCGGAATCCGCGATGACCGGATGGAGCTGACCCATCTCTTCCCAGATGTCCTTCATCATGGTGGTCGGGATCAGGGCGGTGTGAGTGCCTGCGGTCTGAGTCGCGTTCAGCAGTTCAAGGTTGACCGCGTTGAAGGCTCCGGCCTCGTCCGCGTCCATCTGCTTGTGCATCATGGCCTTGAGGAAGGCGCGCTTGTACTCGGTGGACGCGAGGATCGTCTCACGGTCACCGGATACGGCGAGCACCGCGGCCTGCCCGGTCACGCGGGAGCCACGTTCCAGCGCCTCGAGGTTGGCTTCCGCCTTGGCCTCCTTGTCATACTGGGCGTCCAGGGCTTCGACCTCCGCTTTCTTCGCCTCGAACTCTTCGAGCTTGCCCTCGTCGAGCAGTCTCTTGGCCTCCGCCATCAGAGCGGCGCGGGATTCGTTGTACTTCTGCTTGTTCATCTTCTCTGTGCTCCTTTCAGCATCATGAATTTATAATCGGCCTCGGCCCGCGCCCTTGCGTCGGAACCGTTGTCCGTCCTGTTTCCGAGGATTCCCCTCAGTCTCTCGACGACCTCCGGGGAGATCGTCATGCCGGCAGCCGCCACAAGCGGTTCCGCCCCGGCTTCGTCCCCGAAGATCCCGTCGGCAAACCCCAGCTCCACGGCCTTTTCCGCCGTGATCCAGGTCTCCCGGTCCATCAGATCGAGAAGCGCCGCCCGCTCCATCCCGGTCTTCCGCTCATAAGCCGCCGAAATGGATTCGTTCGCTGTGCGGAGGACCTCCGCCGTGTGCTCCATCTCCCGGTAGTCCCCGGCAGTCCGCGTCGAGACGTTGTGGATCATCATCAGCGCGGTCGGCGACATCTCGCAGTGTCCCGCCATGGCGATCACCGACGCCGCGGACGCCGCGAGCCCTGTCACGGTGATGTTCACGGGCCCCTTTTTGTAGCTCCGGAGCGCCGTGTAGATCTCGGACCCGGCCTGGATGTCGCCGCCGCCGGAGGAGATCTCCACCTCCAGCGTCTCGCCGTCCGCGCAGGCCTCGATTGCCTTTTCCGCGTCTTTCGGACAGACCGCGTCGATCCCGAACCACTCATAGATCCACTTGTCATCGTCCCGGATGATGTCGCCTTTGATCTTCAGTTTCACTCTTCCTCACCTCCTTCGGTTGTTTCTGTGCCGTCCCCGTCCACCGGAGCGGTGTCAAGCCGCCTCACCATCACATCCCCGCCGGGGACCGGAGGCAGCGTGATAAGGGCTCTCAGTTCGTTCACGGAGAGCGCGCCGCGGTCCACCCATGCGAGCATGGAGAGCTTCGTGTTCAGCGAGGCGTACTGCAAAGAGGCGGCCTCGCACAGGATCCGGTTGCCGATGGCCCTCTCCCGCCGCGTGAAGATCTTCCGTGAGAACTCCTCGGAGATCTGTACCACGTCCGGCTCCACCGCGCTCTCGTAGTAAGCGATCCACTCGTTTTCGGAGTAGGTGGACTGCACGATCTTCTCGTTCGTGTTATAAAACGAGTAAATGCGCTTCACTACCCGATCCACGTTCGCGGCGTTCGGAACATAGTCGTTCTGGTTCACCGGCGTCAGCTCCACCGTGTTGTCGTGGGCCGCCACGCCGAAGCCCCCGTCCTCGGACATGAGGAACGACTCCGCGAAATCACGCGCCGCCTTCTTCACGTCTTCGTTCCGCTTCGGCTGAAGCATCTTCATGATCCAACGCACCACGGAGGAGTTCTTGACTGCCGCCACAATGGACTGATCCGACGCAGACAGCACCTCCATGTCCTGGGACAGAGCCTTTTTCGGCGAAGTCCCGAGGATGTCGCTCTCCCCGAAGTCCCCGCGCAGGTGGATCAGATCGGCATAGCTCACCCGCGTCCTCGACCGGTTCGACAGCGTGAACTCCACGAAGATCTCCCCGTCTCCGTCCACCTCCGCCTGAGCCGTCACGCACGGGATCGGATATAATTCCGCGGGCAGACCGTTCTCGTCCCGCACGATCAGGGCGAAGGCGTTTCCGGTCAGCTCCTTCCGCGTCACCATGTATTCGAGCATCACCTGCATGGTCATGTACGGATTCGGCTCCCGGAGCAGAAAACGCATGTACGCCTCCGGATCCACCGCCTTCTCCCCGCTCCGTCCGTTCTCGCGGATGTGATGCACCGTCATCTTCCCGATGGCCTTTGCCTTCGGGCGGATCGCCGCGCGCACGATGTCCGACGCCCAGAGATCCCGGTCCCATCCCATGATGGTCTGCCGCTGATCCTTCACCATTCCGACCCGGACACCTTTCCCGGCCCGCCCGGTGGGACTTCTCACCTTCGCCCAAAGCTCACTCCAGAATCCCATAGTTCCTCCCGAAAATCCCGAAAAGTTTTCCCGCCTTCCCGCCCTCCGGCGCGCTTGACAGCATCCCCGGCCCGTGTTATAATAATCTTGTGAAATACCCCCAAAGGAGGCCCGGATCATGTATACCGTCGACGAAATCAAAAGAATCGTCTCACCCATCGCCGCGCGGTACGGCGTGGAGCGCATGTATCTCTTCGGTTCCTATGCCCGGGGAGAGCAGACCGAAGCCTCCGACGTGGATCTGCGCATCGACCGCGGCTCTGTGCGTGGCCTTCAGATGGCGGCCCTCTGGGCGGATCTGGAGGACGCCCTCGCTCTCCCGCTGGATCTCGTAACAACACCCGCTCTCCGCCCCGGATTTCTTGACCGGATCAGAAAGGACGAGGTACTGCTCTATGAACGCTCGTGAACGCGATCCCGCCCTTCTGGAGCGCATGCTCGAATACTGTTCCCAGATCGATGAAGCGGTGTCCCTGTTCGGCCGCGCTTTCGACCGTTTTTCCGGAAACTCCGTCTACCAGAACGCCGTCTGCCTCTGCCTGCTCCAGATCGGAGAGCTCTCCGGGCGGCTCTCGGAAGAGTTCCGTGCCGCTCATCCGGAAATACCATGGCGTGCGGTGAAGTCCTTCCGGAATATCGTCGCCCATAAATACGCAAGCATCGACGAGGAAGTTGTCTGGGAGATCGTGGAGAATGACATCCCCGCTCTCCGTGCATTCTGTCAGACAGCGCTTTTCTCCGGGTGAAACCGAAGCCCGTCATGACCGGGGACATCATCTCCGACCCGACTGAAGAAGACCGCCGAGGTCTTCTTTTTTTGCCTAAATCACGTTCCTGTATGCCTCTTCCTTCTGCAAAAAGACCGTGTAGGCATCCAGCAGGGCGGCGGCGCCGTCGATCCTTTTCCGCGGATTGTTCGTCTTCTTCGGCTGAATGTTCCCGTTTTTGTCCTCCTCGTAGGAGGTGTTCATGAGACACCACTCGTCGATGGGGTTGTCGTTGTACACGATCCGCCGCGCCGCCAGATCCGCGCCCAGCAGCTTCATGGGAGCCGATAAGGTCTTGACGCCCTGCCGCACGGGAACCATCGTGTCCCGCCCGAAGGTCTGCCGCATCTCCTCGGCCCACATCTCCGCGCCCCATTCGTCGTAGCCGATGGCGTAGAAGAAGAGGTCGAACTTCTCCCACAGCTCCCGGAACCACTCCGTCACCGCGTGCGGGTTGATCTTGTTCCCGGGACACAGCCGGAGAAGCCCCTGCTCGTGCCAGAGATCGTAGGGGATCTTGTCCTCCCTGACCCTCAGCTCCAGAACGTCCTCCGGCAGCCAGTACATGGAGCAGACGAAGATCTTGTCGCTCTCCGGCACCTGGAAGATGGCCTTCGCCGCCGTGAGGTCCGTCGTGCCGGATAAGTCCACGCCGCCGATGGCATAGCGGGGACGCAGCGTCAGATCCGCGTCCGCCTTCCCCAGCCACTCCGGCCATATCGGAAGCCCGGGGTCGTGCCGTCCGTTCCGGATCTCTTCATCGGTCCACCCCCTCTCCGGCACCCGGAAGGTCTCCCGGTTCCGGATTTCCTCGTAAGTGAGCCACGCCTCAGAGCTCGTCTCTCGGATGTTGAACTCCTTGCAGAGCACATTCTTGAGCAGACGCGGATTGGCCTTGCACCGCTCCACCTTCTCGGCCAGCGTCGTCCGGTTCTTGATGGTGCCGAGACCCGGATTTGCTTTCATCCAGCAGGCGGGATCCTGCCACTCGTTCCGGCTGTCCAGCTCGTACACGATGGGGAGCACGCGCTCGTCCCGGTACCCGTCCGGCTGGTCATAGCCCTGGACGATCCTCTCGCATTCCTCGTACTTCTCGTCGTAGATGTCCTGCCGGATCGTGCCCGCCGTGGACGTGATGACGATCATCGGCTGCTCTCTGGCCGCGACGCCGTCCGCGATGATGTCGTAAAGCCCGCGGCCCGCCTTCCACTGGTGGATCTCGTCCATCAGCGCGCAGGAGACGTTCAGACCGTCGAGGGTGTCCTTGTCCGAGGCCAGCGCCCGGAACTTCCCGTCGTTGGCGTCGTTCACGATCTCGGCCACCAGCGTCCGGGCCCGCTTCAGGAGGGCGGGAGACTTGCGCACCATCCTCCGGGCTTCCTCCCAGATGATCTTCGCCTGGTCCTTCTTCGTGGCCACCGCGTAGACCTCCGGCCCGGCCTCCCCGTCCGCGAACAGCATATAATTCCCGATGGCGGAGGAGATCAGGGACTTCCCGTTCTTCTTCCCGACGATCAGGATGATCTCCCGGTATTTCCGGATCCCGTCGTCGTCGATGAAGCCGAAGGCCGCCGCGAGCATCGCCTTCTCCCAGAGCTCCAGCTTGACCGGCTTCCCGCCGAGCCTGCCCTTCGAGTGCCGGCAGTACTTTTCCACGAAGGTGATGACGTGATCCGCCCGCTTCGGAGAATAAAACCATTCCCCCGGATGCTCAACGTCCCACGCGAGCTTCTGATACACCCGCCGGACCTTCTGCCCGACCGCGACGTCCCCCGCCGAGATCTGCCTCCAGTATTCCAGGATCGGATTCTCCTCCATGGCGGATCACCTCACCGGGAATCCACAAAGTCGTCGAATCCGTCGTCCACCATTCCGGCCACTTCCTTCGGCAAGAGCTCCATGAGCTTCCCGATCGCCGTCGTGTACCGCTGGATCATCGTCGCATAAGCCCGCGAGTACGGACTCTCCACCTGGATCTCATACTTGCCCTGCGGCATGGTGATCATGAACCCCTCCGAGAGCAGCTTCACCTTGAGCTCCTCCAGCTGAATCCGCATGAAGGCCACCTCGCGGATCAGTCCCTCCACAACTTCGGCCTTCTTGCTGTCAAGTCCGGCGAAAAGCCCGGAGAGTCGGGCGACCTCGGCGGAAATTGCCCGTTTCTGCTGCAAATCGTTCCGTTCTTTCCACTTGTTTTCGGCCATTTTTCCGCCCCTCTCCCACTTCGTGATTTTTTATAAAGAAACTAACTTTTGTACGGTCCGCTGACCCCGGGGGGTATGTGCACGACCTGTGCGTTTTTTGGAGGTAGCCTCTACCGGTTCCAGCCGCCGGATCGGAGTGCACGTCAAGGGGGGGCTACCCCCGCCAGTAATTCTCCGGCACCGGCCTCCCGTCGGCATCGAATCCCGCGTGATGCTGTGCCTCGTGGCAGTCCTTGCAGAGATACTCCACGTTCGCCGGATTCATCGTGATCTCCGGATCGGAAATGTTGAACGGCGTCAGGAGGATCTTGTGATGCAGGATCTTCCCGGGCTGTCCGCACTTCTCGCACACCCCGAACCGGCTGGCGATGTACCACTCCCGGAACTTCCGCCACTCAGCCGATTTGTAAAAGGCCGCCGCAAATTCCTGCGCCATCTGATCCCCCTGAAAAGACAAAGCACGGACTCCCGCAAAAGGTAAGCCCGTGCGATTGAATTTATCATAGCACAAAAAGTCCGGCTATTAGTCGCATGTTTTCGGCTACAGATCCCTCCGAAACTCCGCCCACAGTTTCCGCGCCTTGTCCAGCCAGCGGAACACCGTGCTCCTGTCCGCCGGATACTCCAGGGCAAACCGCATCGCCCTCGCCCCTACCTCACCCCTCCGGAGCGGACGCCACGGCTCCTGCATGTAGATCGCCACGACGGCCCGGACGATCTCCTCCCCCGCGGCGTTGGTGCGGCCCTGCCGATCCCGGAGCGCGGCGAAAACGGACGCGCAGGCCAGAAGGTCCGCCGCCCTCTTGTATCTCATTTTCCGGATCGTCTCCGGATCGGGCATCCCCAGCAGCGCCCACCTTCTGAACGCCTCCGTCGCCCGGTCCCGGTCCCTCTTGCTCTCGCTCACGTTTTCCTCCGCCTCCTCCCCCGGATCTGATCATCATCCCTCCGCGCATAGCTTTCCAGATTGTCGCTCCGCGGGTTGTAAAGCACCGCGTCCATGTACCACGCCTTGTTGACCTCGTTCCACCGGATGCTCGGCTGCTCGGAAAGCCAGTACCCCGGATAGGCCATCGAGAAGAACAGGTGCCGCTTTGCGTATCCCGCGTCGGCCAGCATCTCCAGCTCGTGCCGCGCGTATGTATGCACGTCCGACCGCTCCGCCGGCTTGACGAGATTCCGCGATCCGCTCCACCGCCGCTGACCCTTCGCGCGCTCGTGAACCTTGTCCGTCTTCCCGGCCCGCTTCTGGGATCCGAGGTAGAATCCGAGATCCACCACGCCGCACTCGTCGAACTGCAGATATTCCCACCGCGCCCGGCCCATGCCCCAGAGCTCGTGGAGCTTTTTATAATCCACCCCGCCCGGGAGGATCATGTGCACATGGGGCCGCCCGTCCTCGCTCCACGCCGGGATCCGGATGTACTTGAACTCCACGCCGCTCTCCCGGTACAGCTTCCGCGCGTGCCGGATGAAGGCCTGCTGATCCCCTTCGAACTGCTCCTCGTCCTCCGGCAGATACCGGTCGTTGTAGGTCAGCTCGAACCGGATGTCGTGCCGCGTGAAGTTGGCGTGGATCGTCATCTGCAGCCGGAGCAGGGCATACTTCTCGTTGAGCCGCGCCTGATCCTCCGAGGTGGGCTTGAATCTCCCGCGCCTCTTCCCGGATTTCCTCCACGTCGGGATCACGGACAGAAAGATCATGTCCCCGCAGACGAAAGCTCTCTCTTTGTAGCGACACTGCATCCCGTTTCCTCCCGATCCCGACCGTCAGCTTCCGGCCCGTTCGATTTATTAAGCTTCACTTACAAGGTTATCCGGGAGGGCTGCGCATACCCTCCCGGCTTTCCTATATTATAGGGATCAGAACGGCAGCTGCTCCCCGTCGTCCTCCGCCATCCCTTCGGCGATCTCTTTCCTCGCCCCCGGCGTGCTGTACGCCTGCGGACTCGCCTTCCCCGGCGCCGCGTTCGGATCGATCCCGGCCAGCATCGGCGAGTTCGGATCCACGATCACGTCCGAGTTGTTCCGGAATCCCGGCATCTCGCTCTTCGCGTCCACGAAGAAGGCCTCGTCCACCAGAACGAAATTCTCCTTCCGCGCGATCCCGTTCCTGTCCGTCCACCGGTTCTCCGACAGCGACCCCACCACGCAGATCGACGATGCCCGCCGGAAGTACCGCGTGACGAACTCCGCCGTCTGCCTCCACGCCGTGCAGTTCAGAAAGAGCGGATCCCCCGCCTCCCCGTTCCGCATGGGCTTGTTGACGGCGATGGAGAACGACGTCACCGACACCCCGGACGGCGTGGTCTTCAGCTCCGGATCCGCCGTCAGCCTCCCGCCGAGGATCACCTTGTTGAAATTGAAGTTTGCCATCAGTCGCTTCCTCCGTCCATCTTCGCACCGCAGTGCGGACAGTATCGGTATTTCGGCTCATCATCCTCGAAGACACAATCGCACTCGGAGCATTTCCACTCGTAATATACCGGATTCCCGTCCGCATAGCCGTCAAACTCCGTTCCAATGTATTGCCCATGCCTCACAGGCTCTACGTCGGCCGCCGGAGCCTCTTCGATCATCTTCAGCGCCCCGCCCGGAGGTCCCTCATGCCGCCGATGGTATTCGTCGATAAGCCACTGGCGGCTCACGAAATCGCTGACCGGTTTTTTCAGCCTGTCTGTGCAGTCCCCGCAATTCCACGGGCACACAGCCAGCTCCCAATAGGGGCAATCCCGGCACTTCACCGGCATCTTGTCAATGTCATTCATTTCCTCTCCCCCCACGGCCTTCCGCTTTTCACTTCCTCGCACAGCAGCTCCGGCCGCACCTCCGGCATGGACGGCGTCACGCGGTACTGTCTGAGATCCCGCAGCTCCTCCGGCGTCGCCTCGCGCACCCTCTCCGGCGGCACAACCGTCACCGACCGCGCCCCGTTCATGGGCAACAGCTCCAGCCCGTAAACCTCGACAGCGCCTCTTGCCGCGTCCGATTTCAGCGGATAGTCCTTCCGGATGCACCCGATCCGGGCGTAAAGCATCGGCCCCTCCATCGGGTGCTCATACACTACCGGCACGTTCCGCCGCGCCGCCTGCACCGCTTCCTCAATCGTCATGTCTGTCCTCCCTCGAGGGGAGCCGGACCGCGCCGACGCAGATCCAGGCCTCCCCGCTGTTCTTCTCGAGCTCCATGCACATGATCTCCTTTTCGCCCTGAAGAGCCTCTTCCGGACACCGGACCACCGTGCACACGCACCCCTCGCCCTCCGGAGCGTCCTTCCGCCGGAATTTCAAAAGCCACTTCATGACCATTCCTCCGCCATGGCTCCGAGCGTCTTACGAAGCACGCCGATCAGTTTTGTCCGCTTCTCGTCGTTCATCTGAGCGATGATCCCCTTCATGCTCGAGTAAGCATCCCGGAATCCGTCGAAATACCGCTGGAACGCCTGCATCCCCGGATCCGCCGCCAGCCGGAGCTTCTCGTTCTCCGCCCTGAGCGCGTCCGTCTCGGTGCCGATCTCCGCCCGGATCCGGTCCGTGAGCGCGGCTTTTTCCTCTTCCGTCATTTCCCGCACCTCGACGACCGGGGTTTTCTCAAGCTCGTCGATCCGCGTCTGGAGCGCGTCCCGTTCGGCCAAAAGATCAGCCTTCGCTTTTTCGGCCAGCTTCCGGGCGTCCTCGTTGGCGTTGGCTTCCTTCCGGGCCTTCATGAGATCCTTTTTCAGCTTCTTCGCTTCGGCGGCCTCGTTCTCGGCAGACTCAGCCCGGGCCGATGCCTCCGCCAGCTTGTCCGCCGCTTCTCTGGCCGCGTTTTTCGCGTCAGCCGCCGCGCTCTGGGCTTCGAAGACCTTCTTCACGGCCTCGTCCACTTCCGCCTCGCGCTTCTTCACAAGCTCGTCCCACTCGTCCTGCGCCTCGGCGTAAGCCTGTTTCCGGGCCTCCTCGATCCGCCGCTCCCATTCCCGGACGCTGAGATCTTCCGGAGGATTCGCCTCCACGAATGCCGCCCTCTCCGTCTCCGGCAGGCCGAGGAGCGCAATGGCCTGGGATTTGTTCATCCGCCCGAAGAGATCCATCCGGTTCTCCTCGAAAAGCGTCAGCTGTTCCTTCGTGCCGTAAGCCTCGTACAGCCGCATGAGGTTGTTCGCCTCGGTGCTGGAATACTGGAAGTTCTCCTCCAGCCATCCGCCCCACTCCCCGTGTCCGACGGAGCTCTTCGCCTCGACGAGAAGCCGCCCCACCTCCACGGAGTCTTCCAGCAGCTGACGGGCCGCCCGTCTCCGGATGGCGTTGATCTCCGCCGCGATCTCCTGCGGGGACCGGCAGGTGTTCGACTGCGTCGAAACCGTCAACACCGCCTCCGGCGGGTTGCAATCCATGATTTCCTTATCCATGCCGTTTTTCCTTTCTCAATCTCTTCTGGATCTCTCTCAGCCACCCGTCCACCCAGGCCTTGTCCTCGCCCTTCGGCTTCAAGTCCGGATCGTTGTGATACCCCTGGATCTGCGTCAGCTTCCCGTCCGGCGTCAGCTCCGCCGTCCAGACCGTGATCATCGGACAGGCGACGCGCCGGATGAACAGGATCGCCAGCTTTCCCGCCGCGTGCCGGTCGATGTAGCCCCCGACGCAGTGGCGCATGTTCTGCCCCTCCAGCGCGATGTCCGCCAGCTGCTCCGGGACCATGGCCATATAATCCCCGGCCTCGTACTCGAAGCGGTTCCGGTACTCCCGATAGATCGGCGCGTATGCCTCCGCCCTGGCCGCCAGCCGTCTCTCCTCCCGGATCGCCTGCGCGGAGGCCGTCGCCTCGTCGTGGGCCTGAATCAGATTCTTCGGCCAGCGGATCGACGGAACGGACAGATCCCGCCCGAGCTCTTCCGCGGCCTCCCGGTAGTCCCGGAGGAGACGCAGCCCGTTGCTGTTCAGTTCCCGGCTCAGGATGTAGCGGACGACCTCCTTCGGACCGTCCCCGCATTCCAGGCTCCATGTGATGATCTCCGATGCGGTGTAACTCCGTCCGGCGACCCGCTCCGCATCGGCATATCTGATCCCGATGTCCCGGCAGATCTTCACGGCCTCCAGACAGAAGCCGCCGTCCAGAGCTTCCGCCGCGTCCGCCTTCGGAATCCGCAGGAAGTCGAGCGGCCTTTTCGCGTTCCAGTTCAGGTACCGGGCGTTCTTCCGCCGGTCCGTCACCAGCTCGATCACGGGCTCCTCGATCCCGCGCTTGGCCAGGATCTCGATCTTCGGATACATCGCCGCCGTGCAGAGGAGCTTGCACCATGGGATCCTCACCGTCTGCCGCGTGTAGCCCGCCGAGGTGGAGTAGAAATTCCATCCCGCGATGTCATCGACCGGCAGATGTCCGAGGAATGTCCCTGCGAGCCCGTCCAGGACGATATAATAGCCCCGGGCCTCGCCGTACATCCCGCTCACCCATGGCTCGATCGGGCGCTTGTGCTCGTGCCAGCCGTAGTCTCCCGCGCCTCCCGTCTCCCTGCCGATGTATTCATGCTTCCAGATCCTGAAGGCCCCCGGCTCCAGCTCGTACCGCGCGTCCTCGTACCATTCCAGCGTCGGCTCGTTCTCTCCGCGCCCGAAGTGCCACCAGATATAGTAGCAGTACAGCCGGACAATCTTTTCATCTCCCCGGCAGAATACGATCCGGAAATCCCCGCGGAGCCGCTTCCGCTCCGGCATCTTCCCGGACGTCACGGCCTCGCACTTCGCCCCGCAGGTCGGGCAGGTAAAGGAATCCCCGTGCCGGAGCTTCATGTGCGCGTCCTTCCGGGCCCAGAGATAAACGGCACCGCAGGAGGAGCAGGTTCCGCGCCTCCCGAGCAGCTCGTCGTGGGGCTCAATCGGAAAGTCGATCCCGTCCCACGACCTCCACGGCTCGTAGAACAGATACGCCGGGACCAGCTTCCGCGCCGTCTCCTGCCATTCCGCCATGATCGGATAATCCACCCGTGCCATGTCAGCCTCCCATCAGATCGAAGAGATCCAGCGAGAGCACGTCGGATTTTTCCGGGCGTCCGGCAATTTGCTTATCCGGCTCCTCGTGCTCGCTCATCCGCACCGTCATCACGCAGTCCACCTGCGCCCCGGGGAAATACGCCGCCACCGCCGAGCGGTAGACCTCCAGATCGGACACGGACTGCCCGACGTTCTTCACGCACTCCTCGCAGACCGCCCACAAGGTCTTTTCCGACTGCGCCACGGCCTGGGCGAACTCCTCGTTCTGCCCGCAGAAGGTCACAAGCGCGTCGTGCACCGCCGTTTTGATTGCCCCGGCCTTCTGGCTCCACTTGGCCGTCTTGTCGTTCAGCTCCGCGCCGAGCTTCTTCACCGCTTCTTCTTTCATCATCTTTCTCCTTCACAATATCGATTTTCGGATTATTATCTCTTTCCGGGGAATATCCCCACGCCCCGGCCGGCCCGCACATCCTCCATGATCCGCCGGAACGCCTCGGGTGCCTCCCGGATCGGTGCCGGAGGATCGGCCCGGAACGGTTTCGCCACGGTCTCGATCTGACCTTCCGCCAGTTCTTCCCGCTCCTGCTCCGATACCGGCGTCAGATCCACGCCGTATTCCTCCCGGAGCCGTCTGAGCCTCCCGTGCTGCTCCACCGTCCGGTCCCGGTCCTGCCCGCCGATGAAGCGTTCCACCCACCCGGACATGAAGTCCGCCAGCGGCAGGGTAAAATCCCTCTCCACCTTCGAGATCGGGAACCGGCGTCTCCCGGACGGATAGCGCATATCCAGCAGGGCCAGCGTGCCGGAGGCGATCCACACCCGGACAGCCCTCCGTCCCAGATACGCGTACCAGGCGATCCGGGCATCTGCGTGGATCCGGTCGGTGCCGAGGAAGAGCTTGTCCTGGACTTTCGCCTCGGCCCTCTCCCACACCGGCTCCGGCTCGATCCCGCCGAAGTCCATCTTCCGGGAGAGCATGTACTCCGCGTCGTTCACCACGGTCTCAAACCGCATGAGCTCGTCCGCCTCGTGCCGCCCTCTCCGGTCCTTGATAAAGATCCGGTCCGCGGCGTTGTCGTTCAGCTCCCGGGAGCAGTTTCCGGCCTGCGCGTCGAAATACGACTTCAGCCCCGCCCGCCGGAACCACGGGAAGTTGTCGAGGAGCAGGAGCGCGGCCTCGGACTGCATGGCCTCCAGCGCCTTCGTGCCGTAGAGCTTCGTCACCTGCTCCGTCCGCTGATTCTGCAGCTCCTCCAGGCCTTTGCACTTCATCCGCCCGCCTCCTTCCCGTCCGCGATCTTCAAAAGCATGTACACCGTGTTCACGTGGATCCCGGTCCTGGCGGAGATCTCCTTCGCGCGAAGCCCCTCCTCGTCCCGCATCCGTTTCATCTCCATGGCCCGTTCCCACTGTCCGGCCTTCTGTTTCTCCTTCTGCACCCGGGGCACCTCGATCCCGCGCTTCCGCATCTTCCGGACCCGCGCGTTCACACAGGTCTCCGAGACGCCCAGCCGCGCCGCGATCTCCTTCTGGATCAGTCCTTCCCGGCTGAGCCGGAGGATCTCCTCGTCCCGGTCGGATCGTTCCTTCCGGCATGGATTGTCCGGCAGTGCGTTCCCGTGGCGCATCCCGTCGTGGGCGGGCGTCCTCAGCCCTCTCTTTCCGTGTTCGGCCTTCACGGAAAATCCCGTGTACGCCTTCGCCCGGGGCATGTCCCGTTCCTGGATCCGCACCGCCGCGTCCGAGCTGACCCGCACGCCCCGGAAGGTGTCCGAAGAATCCCGGATCACCCGGTCGGCCCGCGCGTCGCGGAGGATCCCGGCTTTCCGGTGGAGCCATTCCAGCACCTCGCCGAAGGTCCCGTGCTTCCGGACCGCCCTCCGCCCGTCCGCGACCACGCCGGTCCAGATCCTCGGGAACGCCTCGCTCTGCGCTATCCAGTACCCCGCTGGCCTGCCCGTCGCGAGGATCCCGGCGATCCCGTCCTTATCGGTAGTGCGGATCGGTGTCATGACACCCGCTCCCTTCTGAGCTCCTCCCGGATCGGCTCCGGGATCTTTTTATCCTCAGGCCCCATCCAGACACAGACGGCCTCGGACCAGCCCTCCTTCTTCGCCACGAGCTTCGCCATCTTCCGCGCGCAGGCCTCTGCGTCCCCGGGCTTCGTCTCGTGGATCACGATCACCGGCTCCTCCCCCGGACACCGGAAGAGGAATTTATACTTCTGCTTTTCTTTTGCCATGATTCCGCTCCTTCACAATGTTCCTCACCGCCTCGAAGGGAGTGAGGTCGTAATACTGTTCCGCATTCCGGGGCCCGACGGCCTCTTCCCGCCGGATCCCCGCCTTTTTCAATGCACGCTGGGTCTTACGGTTCCGCACGGTTCACCACCCCCATCCAGTCGAGAAGTACACGTTGTCGATCTCGTACATCGGCACGGCCCAGTCGTGGTAGTAGTTCAGCCGGAAGAAGGGCGCCGACCACTCCGGTCCATTGTAGAAGCGATCCTCGCACAGCGCCCGCATATCGGCAAGGCCTTCGGGATCGTACTCCCAGTCCCAGACGTAAGCGTAAGGGCTGTACACGAGGCTCCCGTCCTCCGCTCTGGCTGTCAGCGTGTCGCTGATCCGCGGGCCGTAGTACCCGCTTTCCCACAGCCGGAGAATGGAATCCGCCCCGGCCTCGCAGCACTCCGGGCTTGTCCCCCAGAACTCGAGGTACACGATCCGGCTGTAAAGATCCATCTCCCAAACCTCCATCCGGTGCCCGTCCCAGCCGACCAGCTCCGTGCAGACGTTCCAGTCGATCCCGCCGGCGTCGATGCCCACGGGTGGATGCGGCTCCGCCATTTTACCGGCTTCGGCATTATGGTCCACCCACTCCGCTGCCATGGGCTCGTCCGGACGATACCACGCCGGCGCCGGGCCTTCTCCTTCGGTGTAGGTGTCAAAGTAAAACGCCGTTCCGATCTCCGCCGCTTCGGGCGCGCCGAGATACCGGACGACCGCCGGATTTCTCCCGACGCCCTCTCCGGGTGCCTGTGCGGGAAGCGGCTCTCCTGAGGCAGGGCGGAGAGTGACATGCTCCGCCGCCCAGCATCCCGCCGCGATCAGACCCGCGAGGATCAGCAGAAGGAGGATCCTTCTATTCCGCTTCGTCGTCATCGCTGTCCGCCTCCTCTTCGTCTTCGCCC